AATTTAAATCTAGCTCCACCACTTTCTAATTGTGGCATTAATTGTGAATTCAATGCTGATTCTATTGCTGCTTGTAAGTGTCTAACGTATGGTTCAAAAACAGCTCGTGCTTGCTCTGGTTTGTCAAACATTGAAACTGGTACCTTTAAAGCTATGTGTATCTTCTTTAATATATCATCTGTATACTTACCATATTCAAAAGCTCGTTGTGTACCTTGTAATTCTTTAACTGAAATATCATTACCGTGGATAATATCTTCACCGGGTTCTAATCCGTTGAATGCTGCCACCACTTCATTAATCTTGTCAGCATTATAAGGCATATCGGGAAGTCCGCAGCTAATATCAAAGCGACTATTAGCGTATTTATTGAGAGCAGCACCGATATCCCGTTCTGCATAATCTTTAAGGTCAACCAAATAAAGAATTGGATGAATGTCAGATAAACCATAAGCGTAATCATCGAATGGGTTATTTTTAAATTCGATAATTTCATCTTCTTCAAACCTCACTGAGTTATCTTCGTTACCTAAATCTTGGTAATAATGCATTATTTGACCGTTCGGTGCTCTTTTTACGTTCATATTTAGTGAAGACCTTAAAATAAGGTTGTCTCCTGTAAATTCTAAATAACCAGTACCAAAGATACGACCATTTCTCAACCAACCATATAATAATTGGTCTATATTGATTTCATCAAACAATTTAGTGATAGCTCGGCGTTCTTCGTCATTATCAGTTACTATATCGTAACCATCCTTGGCCGCGTATAAACACGGTAAATCAATAAGCGTTTTAACAATAGGGTCAGCTAGGTACACATTCATGTACGTTCTTGCATCTCCTATTTGCTTTTCGTATGCAGAACCAAACATACCACCGTTCTGTTGGAGCTGAATGCGTTTAATAACGCCCGCTCCGAAGTCTCGGGGTTCATTTGCTGCAAATGGCGGGTTAGACCCCACCGACGCAAATTTACGCCTATTCCAAGGCAAATAATCACGTAGAGCCATAGCTATCAATTCCTATTATATAAACAGAGTATATAAAGCTTTCGCTCATAATCCTCCCGGTATACGTTTATTTAAGGTATTTCTCCTCTTTCCAGTCCTAAAAATAGAAGGAACATCACTATTTACAGTCCTTCTAGTAGTATTGTTACTTATATTAGTACTAGCAAACGTAGCACTTGCTGGAGACATTGACAAACATGCATGTATTCCCATGACTGAACTATCACAATAATCGTCATGTTTACCATCTGGAGCAGCTATTCTTTCTGTTTTTTGGGCTGCATCCATTACATATTCCAATTCACAATGTTCTCTTATCCATTTATTTACTAATTTTGCATCATTTGTGTCTAAATCTTTTGGATGTGGTATTTTTACTATCCCTTGTTGTATATAAGACACATAATCTCTATATGCTTGGGTTTTAGTACCCTTTGGTCCACCAGTAAAAACGAAAGGTATAAAATGTATACCTTCGTCATAACAGGACTTTCTTATGTCTTGCTCAATCGCACCACCAATTCCAGTAGCATCAATAATAATACGCTCAGCACCAAAATCTCTAGCAGTGTCAGTGATACGCTGACGTTGATATGGAATGTCGTGTCCGCCACTTCTAGGATTGATTTCTTCCAAGGATATAAGTCTTGCAATATTTCCCTCTGCTGCTTTCTCGACGGCCCAAACGCTAATAACAGTGCTATTAACGGATTTACCAATATCCACGGCCACAGTACAATTCGGATAAACTTTTCCTCGCTCAGCGAAATAGGTGCCTCGCTGTCTACATGCTTTGATTGCTTCGGGATTGAAGATGTTCGAGACCGACTCGACGAACTCGCACTCATATTCTGTTCTCCAGTATATTGAATCTTCCCCCCATTCTACCATCTTGTCAAGCATTTCTGATTCGGTATATGGAGGCGTATAGGCTCTACCAGCCTTTACCGCATCTTTCCATGTATACACTAATCTTGTAAATGTGTCTGCATAAGCGTCATCATACAAATAACGCCACATATGGTTTTCTTTACTTTTTGGGGTACCTAAGTTAATAAAAGGTGCCTTGTTCGCTACAATACAGGGCTCTACATTGTCAATGAATAATTTATCATCTATAAGTGGACTCTCATCCACAATTAAGAAGGTAGGGTGCTGGCCACGTATAGCTTGCCCTTGGTTAGATGCAGCTACCGGAGCTCTACGCAAAACTGTGCCCCCCTTGAGAGTTATGTTAGGCTTGTTATGGAATCTGTAATTCTTAACTAAGCCTGATAAGAATGCATTATCAGCAAAGTGCCTATATACATAATTAAATATAAGTGAAGCTTGGTCCTCAGATGGAGCCAAGATAAATATTAAATCTCTAAATCTTTTAAAGAACATATAAACAGTAGCAGCAACAGAGAGGGCGTACGATTTACCAGAGCCTCGTGGAGCCAAGATAGCCATTTTGCGCTGTTTTCCATTTGCGGGGTGAGTGAGGGCTGTAACGACTATACTTTCTTGTAGAGGTCTCAGCTTCAAAGGTCTGTTCTGATTGTCTACAAGATAAGCTTCACAAAATGCACGAACTAAAGTCGTCATTTTTACTTTATCATTTCTACATTTTTCAAAAATAGCTTCTAATGCTCTTGAATCATGTGCTCCTGCACCTGATATAGCAGCATTAAACTTTTTCGTCTCGTTCACTATCGCCTTCATTGGCTAATTCTCCTAAAAGTGAAGCAAAGTCCTCTGACTTAGTTTCTGTTACAGTAGGTATCTCAATATTAAGAGCGCGGAACTCAGTGTGAATATCCCGTACAATACTGTTTCTCTGTCGCAATAACTCTGTTCGAGCGTGTACATCCCGAATAGATACAAGAATTTCTTCCCAAAGCACGTCTTCAAGAGCGAGATTCCTCGCAAGAAGGCGTACAAGCTCCCTATGCCTAGCATATTCAGCTTCTCCTACCCTCTCGCGAAGTCTTTTCTCATAGTCCTCGACGTCCATTACTTCTGTTCGTCAAGAGCGGCTTTAACTTTGGATTTGACTAAAGCAGCAAGTTCATCATCTTTTTCATCCCAAGCTGTAATCAATACATTCTTGACTAAAGAGTCTTTAACATGCTTCTGTGCAGTTTCATCCATTTTTTCAAAAACCTTCATTTGGGCTTTTGTTAGATTCTTATCTAGCATTTCCATTAACTCAGCTTCGTTATTTTTAATGTATTTAAAAACTAACTCTTTGACAGCTGGTACAGTATAAGCGATGTATCCGCCCATACCTAATACAACAGCACAAAGTGCCATAAGTAATGGTTCATCCATGATAGTATCTAATATGCCACTATCTGTTACAGTGTCAATAATAGCTGTTACGTTTCCTTCTTCAGCAGTATTATTGTCTCCTGCTGTCATATTGCCATTATCGGCTGTGTTATTACTTGTTTCGTTTGCCATAGGTTATTCACCTTTAAGACATAAAGAACAAAGCTCTATATAAAGCTTTCGTTCTATGAACAGTCACACTTACAATCGCAGTTATCACAACAGCACATATTAATCGTTTCTCCTTTTATTTTGTGTGGCCCTCAGAAGACGCATTATGCGTTAATTTCTGTGGTTCTGTGGTCTGCTAGAGAGCCACCATACTACATAAGCAGTGCTAGTATATAAAGCTTACCACTTAACTTTATTAGCCCAGTAAGCAGCAGACATCTTTCCCTTCTTTATATTCTTACCATGACGAGCTTTGAAACTCTTCCTTCGGGCTTTTTGTCTTGCAGATTCTCCTTTTTTAGGTTTACCTGCTGTCTTTACTCCTTGTTGACCAAATCTAATAAGTTTTGTTTTACCACCTTCTTTTGCCACAACTACATGTGACTTCTTAGGATGGTTTGGAGTTCTTTTGGGTTTATTGTAAGCTGTTACTCCTGCTCTTGTTAATTTAGCGTCTTTCTTTTTCCTTGGTGCCATATTATCTACCTGCCTTTTTCATAGCTGTTTTGTGAGATTGAGTAAAGGTTTCTCCTTTTTTCATAGCTACAACCATAGCTCTTAGGTGTTTGGCGGTATGATGCTGTCCATGTCTTTTCATAGCTGTTTGTTGTCTCTTGTTGAGACCGTTTAAACTAACGCCTTTAACTTTCTCAGTAGCCATATTTACCTTTTTTCTTGGTTGTTTTCTTTTTCTTCATAGGTTTCTTTTTCTTTACTTTGTATGCCATTATTTAGCTCTCCTTACTGCTTTTTTTACCTTTTTAGAATATTTAGCTCGACTTCCAACTCCACCAGCTTTACGTTTCTTACGATTAGCTGCTGCTTTTTGACTTGGTGTCATTTTTGCTCTTACACTCTTAGGGAGGTAACGTCCTCTTTTTGATTTGGGTTTCTTAGCATCTTTCTTGGTTATATATCCCCATTCTTGTTTTCCCCATTTCTTTAGGGACTTTTGGGATTTCTTTAATACCATTAACGATACCCTCCACCTGCTTTTTTATATGCTTTAGCAAGCATTTGTGCTTTTCTAGCAGACCATTGTCCCGGTGCTCCACCTTTACTGCCTGCTTTAATTCTGTTAAAGAGTCTTTTTCTCATAGTGGGTTTTGTATAATTACCCGCTTCGTTTACTCTACTTTTCTTCTTGGTGGATATTTTTCCACCAGATTGATATACTTTAGCCATATGTTTGTCTCCTTTCTACTCTACCACCTGCTTCTAAGAAACAGGCCATACATCTATCGGTGTCACTAGAATTAAGCTTGCGTCCGCAATTTTTACAATATCTAGCTTCCATCATGTACTCCTTATTTCTTTTTTGGTAACGTTGTACCAGTTTCTATTTTGTGTTCTTGCTCTTGAGATTTAGCTTCAATCATTTGAGCTTGTTTCTGAGCTGCATCATTATAGTCTATAACTGCTTGTGCCTTTATCTTATAGAATGCTGTTTTCTCTGCTTGTTCTTGTTTCCATACATCTAAAGCATCTTTGATAATTAGAAGGGCTGGCCCACCTAATATAGCTATCAAAGTTGTATATCCTTCGATTTGGTCAAGAACAGATTCGTCTTGCAATCCGCTGTGTATAACGAATCCTGCAAAACCTACCCATAGTAAAACTAAAGGTACAGCTATCATAAACATAAAGATGTCATTGAATGTCACTCCTTCACTTGCTTGTTTACTCATATTTTCAGTCCTCCTTTCCTTTTTGATTTTCTTTACCTCTTTCTTTACCTCTGTGTTCCTTTTCAAAGATGGTAGTTTTGGGATGTTTATATCCTTCACTATTCTCTGTAATACTCTTACACATACCAGACAACATAATGTGATTGCTAAGCCACCCATCACTAGTGCTAAGTATGTTAGTATATCTGTAGGCGTCATTAATCATGGTTCCTCCAGTATTATTTCATCAATATAGAAATATGTAACATAGTCAT